CCTTGAAGACCCAAACGAATACTTGTGATAGATTTTCTTACGTCTTCAATCTGTTTCTCAAGACCTTTGATTTTCACCTGTTCTTCAGTCAGTTCCTCGCGCTTTGTTTTGAGGAATTCGAGTGCCTGTTCTTGGAGAGGTGTATCTGCTATTTGTTCAAGTATTACTTCATCTTCTTTGAGGACTTGCTCGACTGCTTCGAGTTCTTCTTCGGTAACAGGTTCATCCGTTTCTTCCACAACCAACTCAATGGTTTCATCTTTTTTCTCCGTTGGGGAAGTCAACCACGCTTCCATCGCAGCAACTTCGCGCTTTTGTTGTTCTTCTTGTTCCTTCAGCTGTTTCAACTCAGAAGAAAACGCCTCCAAAAAATCACCTTGGAGGTCTTTCGACTTTTTCTTTTCTTCTTTCTGTTTAGCAGAGTTCTTGGCTTTTTCTTCAGCCAACATCTGAAACAAGTCATTCATATCCATGGGGATTTATGCCTTTGTTACTTGTGGTGTAACCGTGACGATTCCCTCTACGACTCGTATTGTTTCTGATCCAGAAGCAGATTCAACATCATACACATATCGACCTGCCTTCAAATCACCAGTTTGGGTCGCTGTGAGTGATAGAGTTATGACACCTGTCGCATCTACTTGCGCTGTCGTGAAACTCGTTGATGTGGAACTGTAATAACTTTTTCTAAGTTGAGCGGTTGTTGTATAACCTGTTAGATCTTTCGCTGAACCACTGCTGTCTTTAGCAGTCACATTAACAGAGAATGTTGTGCCCTGATCTATTACAATATTGTTTTGCGTTGCCATATCTTTGCTCCCAATGATATGTTATTTATAAGACTTGACTTATTGTAAAAGATGGGGTAATATATACATTGTTATGCTTACAATACATACATTATTATATGGTGACAAATACAACTTCGATGACGTAAATCGGATTGCAGCTGCAACAGATATGCAATATCGTTATGTTTGTCATACTGATCAGGGTGAACGCCTTCGTGACGAAGGTCTTTATCCTGAAATTATCTTGCGATGGGCAGACTCAGAACTTGGAACATTCGAGAAAGTAAATATCTTGGGTCAAGACTGGGGACAATCTCTATATTTGGATCTGGATATAGTAATACAAAAACCAGAAAAAGTTTGGGAATTGTTTACTGAGGGGATGAAGATTTGCAAAACGCACTGGAAACCAGATGGATTCGAGGCTGAGCAAGGTGGTGGAGATTTCAATTCAAGTGTAATGGCTTGGAAGGGATTTCAAGGTTTGAATATTAAAAACCACTTCGATCAAAATCCATACAAATGGTTCAAAGAATATAAGGGTTGTGACGATAAA